AGCAAATCTTCCAGCACCATAAGCAGTTTCGCCAACAAGTCTAGGAGAAGTCAAAGCTAGAGCAGGCAATAAAGAAGGGTTCATGATTGAGGCAGCTCCGCCAAGCCCCAACGCACCTCTGCCTGTTAAGGACTGAGGAACGACATCAGACATCAATTGACCTGCAATTGCAGGCTTAAGTTGTTGCCCTGTTTGAGATTCAAGTTGCCCAATCAATGCTTGCTTGTACTCTCCGGAAGGCGTCTGTTTAAGAGCTTGCATGATCTTATTTAGTGCAGTCTCTTTTTTAATCTTATCGCTTCCACCCAAAGCGTCACTGATTTCTCTTATAAGCCTAGTCTGAGTTTCGTAGGCTTTCATTGCATCTTTGTACTCTGGAACAGCATCAACAATCGTCTGTTTCACAGACGATTCAAATTCAGATAGAGCCCTTTTTGCTTGCGTCTGTTTTCCGCTTTCTGGGTAAATTGCATCCAATCTACGTTTTAAAGCGTCTAAATCAATGGCTGTAGGCGTTGGGTGATCTACTTTCCATTGTGCAATGGCATCTTTTGCTTCAGAAATGATTTTCTGCTCATCTGACCCAATAATTGATTTGCCAGCATGAGTAATTGATTGGTCAATTTTATTGATTGCGGCATTAACCTTTGAATAATCTAATGGTTTTGTGTTTGCCGCCCATCCAGTTTTTGCAGTGGCATAAGATGCCGATGCGTCATTTCTCATCTGAGAGATGCCGTTTTTTAATACATCAAGAACGTCATCAACAGGCACATTTTTTCTCAAGTTGTCAATAAAAGTAGTTGCGTTTTGCTTGCCTGCTGCAAACGCTTCTTTTACAACATTTGGCGTAACGGCTCCCACAACAGCGGGAACACCTTTACCAACCAATGGAAGTCCGCCCCCAATCAATGACCCTGTTCCAGCATCTTCAGGATTAATAAGACCACTTGTAGCGCCGCCTACAGTTGCACCAGCAGCAACGGAGGGAATAATTTTCCCTGTTCCGAATCCGCCTGTTTGAAGTGCATTTAAAAAGTTTGGAACTGCTGTTGAGGCTCCAGGAACCATACGCAAAGCGTTGGCAGCAAAACGACCAAGCCCAGAAGTTCCAGCAATTTCAGCACCAATTTTTCCGGTTTTGTACCCAAAAGACTCAGGCCTAGCTCCTGTCAACTGTTGCAATGCTTCGTCCATTGCTTGACGACGCTGCACATTTTCTTCCGCCGTCTCAAATGGCCTAAGAATTGTTGCGCCAATAGATCCAGCGCCACGAACACCGCCCGCTGCAACTTCAATCAATGGGTTAGTTGCTTGCACAGTAGCAAATTTTGCCTGTTTCCGTTCTTCCGGGGTCATTGAAGCAAAGTCAACTCGACGCTGAGTTGGGATGCCTTCGGAAACTGTTTTAGTGGGCTGAGAAAGGTAACCTAAAATCTCGTCAGATTTATATCCTGCATCAATAGCAGTTTTTAACTTCGGCCCAAAGTCAGGGGTCTCCCCAAGAAACTTAACAATCTCGTCATCGTTGTAACCGGCGTCTCTTGCTTGAGTAATCTTTTCTTGAATTGACGTGGCCATTATTTGCCCCCGAAAATATCGTTTAGAGATGGACGGTTTGTTGGCGCTGCTGCGGGGGCCGAAACTTCCCCAGCCGGGGCAATGCCCTCATTAGCCATTGCTTGATTGACAAATTGTCCTTGTCTGGCTTTCATTAACTTTACAAGAACTTTTGCAGCACTTCTTCTTGTCTCAATGGGCAAAGCTTCATTGGCAAGTTGCCCAGCGGCTTCTTTATAAGATTGGGTGTCTTTGTCAGACTGAGGGCCTTCAAATCTTGGAACCATTTTTAACCCAAGATCAGCAATCGGTTTTAACGACGCCGCCGCTTTAGCGCCTTCTGTATCTATTCCAAAGAATGCCAGGCCAGTGTCTAACCTCTTACCTAATCCGCTGGCTGTGGATTTTTCTAGCAATCCGCCGGGCTTAATAGCATCTTCAATTTCAGTTATGGCCAAAGTAATGTCTCTAGACATCTGTTTTCTTTGAGCCTCTGCTTTTTCGGCAAAAGCAGTTGGTTTTGCTTTAATAGGTCCGCCGCCCTCTCCAGTTACAGGTTTTGCCACAGGAGGAACTCCCGGAGTTACTCTTGTAGGCAAAGCAATAATGTTACCTTGGGCATCTGTTTGATATGAAACGCCTTGGCCTGCAAGCTCTCTTTGCAGAACCATCTGCTCTTTTTGATATGGAGTAATAGGTTGCTCGTACTCGCTACCAGGAACAACGCCAACACGCCCAGAAATTGGTTCAACTGAAACAAGTCTATTTCCTTGTTGCATGACCGTTGGCTTACTCATTTCAAGATATTTTTGAACGCCACTAGCCATTCGGAGCTGCAAATCTCTAAATGCAGTTGTTGGATCAGGCGAGTTTTGAGCTTGTTCAATAGCTTTTAATCCAACATTAACATCTCTCCCGGATTGTTTAAGCATTGGGCCAACCAATGGATCATTGAACATTCCTTGATAAATGTTTGCTATTTCTTTAAAAGAATGCGCTGATCCAATTTGATTCAAATATCTTGATTGAATTTTGGACATTAGGTCTTCTTGAGACTTGGCCGCTTCGCGTTCTTCTTTCTTTGCGGCCATGACTCTTTGAGCCATTTCGGCGCCAGTTTTGCCAAAGCCATATAAGCCTTTTACAGTTTCTGGAGCAGTCAAGTTTGCGACGCCAGACAGGTAATTTCTAACCTGTTCCTGCTCTTGAAGGCCGCGCCTGTTTTCTTGAGCTTGCATTTTTGCCAACTCATTTGCATACCTTGCTCGCTCTTGCCCAAGTCTTTGAGCCTCAAATTCTTGAGGCGTAGTAAATTCAGGCATTTGCACTTGAAGCGCCAACGGGAATGATTTTGCCATGATCGTTTTCTTTATCCGTATTTAATAGGATTCATGCCGCCGCCGATGTCTATATTGTCCGGAGCATAATATGTACTTGAACCACCTGGGGCAAGGCTATTAAATCCGCCGGCGCGTTGGTATTGGCCAATTGCATTTAACAACGTATTTGCTCCGCCAACGTATGCGGATCCTTTTGCCATGCCCACATTTTGCAACGCTTGGCCTGCCCCCGATGCATAATTTTGGCCAGCAGTACCAAGGAGCTGAGCGGCTGTTTGGCTTCGACCCATCAATGATTCCAGCGGCTGAAGTTGGTTCGCTCGATTGGTCTGATAACGATTGAAGGCGTTCATGTACTCTTGGCTTGCAAGATCTTGCCCATATCGTTGAGAAGCCTTTAAAGCACCTCCAGAGATCAAGCCGCCGCGAGCAGCCGCCTGACGATCCAGCGCCTTTAAACCTTCGCTCATGCGGAAGGCATATCCAGGATCTTGCTCAAAGTCTTGCACCCCAAAGTCGCGCGTGTACTTGCCGAACTCCGGCGAAGCCTTCAAAGCTTCATATTCTTGTCTTGCTTGAGCATCCTTAGCCATTTCCGCTTGAACTGCTGCGGATAGGCCAGCCTCATCAACTCCCTGAATTCCGCCCTCACCGATCCCCGGCTGCATGTACTGAGCAGCTAAAGCATTTCGGATTTCTTGTTCTGTGCGTGCCGTTGGAGATTGAGAGAGCCCCAAAAGGTTCATGTACCTTTGTTGAGCCGTGAGCCCAGCTTGTCTGAAAGGTTCTTGAAGCTCAATTTGCCTCTCAAACATTTCACGTTCTAGTTGAGCTGCTCTATTGGCGGCGTCAGCTTGAGACTTTGCAGCCTTACTTGACGCCATCCCTCCAATTACGGCGCTGCCTAAAAGTGCTGCCCCTGTGCCAATTGCCATATCACACCTCTTTTATAAAAGTTCGTTCCATTGGCCTAAACCCGGCTCTAGAGTAAAGCCGCTCCATTTTGGAGGCTCTATCGTCTTCTAGGGCAATCATAAACAAAGCATTTGCATTCTTTGCTTTGGCCCATTGTTCAATGTTTTTGAACATTTGTGAACCAGCTCCGCTCCCTCTTTCTGAGGGGTCAAGCCACCACCACAGCTCTTGAACCACCAACGATGAAGGGTTGAAGTACAAGGGGTAAGCGATCGCGCCACAAATCCCAACAATTTTATTGTCAACTTCACAAACCCAAACCCCGACTGAATCGTTAGCTAACGATTGAAGGAAAAATTGTTTATAACCTGGTTTGTCGAAGGCTATAACACCATGCATTGGCGAAGCAGCATGAAACTTTGCTGCGGCTTCTGTGTAGCCATCAGCATCACTTTCATTCGCTCGCCTAACGATCATGTGATCTCCCGCCCACTGGCCCGAATGTTGATAGCAGAAGCGGTGCCCGCAATCGTTGAAATAAATCCGCTAGGGGCAAGCACTTGACCAACTAGCTCTGGAAAGGTGTAAACCTCCGAAGCCTGCAAGGTCTTAGACTTGGTGATCAAGTTCTGATTCCCAGCCGTGTCTGCACTTGTGACCAAGTTTACAGAAATTGTCGCCGCCGTGGCGCTGTAATTGGTGGCCGTAAACTTGTCAATGATTGTTGTGACACCGGTTGCGGTGTATTGCGTAGTCTGAGAGTTTTCAGCCGTCTTGGCGGGAATGAGAACTTTTACAGTGACGGTCATTACTGAACCCCTTCAATGTTGTTGGTTACGGTCACAATGATTGACGGAATTGCCGGGTAAAAAGCAGAGGCTGGGAAATTTTTCAATTCCACGGTTGTGTCATCCACTGCGAATTTAAATTCCACATAATCACCGGCGGCCAACTCAAGAAAAAAACAAGCGGCAGAAAAAATTTCCGCGTTGTTGCCTTGAATTCTCATTTGACTAGCACTGTTTGGGACATCTGTTCCATTTACGCTAGGCCATATCCAAAACGCCCCAACACCGCCAGCAGTTTTATCAATCTGAATACTAAATATAAAATTATAAATTGCTTCTTCATCTACATAAATTCTAGATGAAGGCGACCCCAAATAAACACCATTACTAACATCTGTTGTGTTGTAAGTAATAGCGTAAGCGGTGTTAATTGCGGCAGCAGTTTGTGTCGTTGTGTCAAGAAATTGACCGTAACGTGATCTTTTAAAATGTCTAGGTGGAGGATTCATTTGCAACCCTTCCACTTGTTTTTCTAATTCTGCAATTTGCGATTGCAACTCTTGAATTGGTTTTGTTTCTACAAATTCAGAGAGCTTCTGTAAAGCAAAATCATAAGATGCCAATAATGAATTAACGTCTGATCCTTTGTTCCAATCTTCGCTAGACTGCGCAATTGAAAACAAAGACAAAAAAAACAAGTACCAAGCACGATCAATCAGCCCCGTTCTCTGGTCAATGAACGGCACTCTAGGCGGAGTGATTGGGGTGGGAGTTGCAATTGGACTAGGCATTTGTTCCGCTGAGTAACAATTCAGCCCCAACAATAGCGGTTTTGACAGGATCAGTCATAGACAACTCGTAAACACGATCTCTGATTTTTAAAGTCATTCCAAGGCGTCTAAAGAACACTCTTTTATAGTGCTCTCCGATCTTTCCTATGGGTGCCGTGTGATAGTTTGACCAAGTGTGCCCGCCGTCATCCGACCATCGCAACATCACTTCTGGGTCACTTCCTTGGCCTAAATTTAAACCAACCCCAGACTCTAGATCTATCTGGAGTGAATGCTGGGCCGTGCGGCGCAGGTTGTTTTGACCTGTTGGGAGTGCTCTCCAGCTACGAAGCCATTTTTGAATCTGACCATCATCAGCGTAAGTGTTCAAGTCAAAGGCGTGAATTTTCCCGTTTTCGTAATCTCCGACAACAATTTTATTGTTGAACGCCATCTGACAATTGCTTCGATGCCTAGTAAATAAGCCGTTATTCCAGCCGGCTCTTTCGTGCCATGACCCGGTTGCCACATCGTAAACCCAAGTCGTGTTTGCACTTGGGAAGATCAAAACATAAAAGCTGTGCCCGTCTTGCTGATAGGTGTAGGCTAGTGCGTCAGACAGACTTCCATATTGCTGAATTTGCCATTCAATGGCATGAGTCGAAATACGTTGTCCTGTATATCCGTTGGCTCGATAAACAATGCCCTGCCCACGAGCATCGGCACCTAGCCAAAAAATACCATTGTCAATTTTTGCAATCGTATAGGCAGAAATGCACCCAATTTCATTGAATGCGCCTTGGATTCTTTGAAGTGGAAAGTCTGTCGCGCCTGAGTCATACCAGACTTCAACGCTATTGGTTCCAAAAACCCAAACCTCTCGATGGTCCACAATTAGGCCAACAACGCCATCCGGAGATCCTTCGGCACTAGCAAAATCAAGTGCGTCAACTGACGTTCCATCAAGAAGGCTTGTAACCCAAATTCTTTGGCTATTTGGCTCATTAAACACAAAATAACCATCTAAGTAGCCAACAGTTACAGCCCCTGGAAAATCTGAGTCAGTGATTTCAGAAAAAACATTGGTGTCATTGTTGTAAATGTAACTGGGACCGTTGCAAGCAATGAACAATTGAGTCCCATTGTCCGCCATGCTGACAGGCCCAGTGCCGATTACATTTCCAATGAGTGTTGCCGAATAACTTGTATCTATCTTGTACAACTTTGTACCAGACACCACGAACGCGACAGTTTTGTTTGATGAGAATGACCACAGCCCGCGTATGGGACCGTCGCCAATCGTCGCCAGATTGAGCAGTCCAGGGCATCTTTGAAGATAAGCTGGCTCCTTGCCCCCTTCTGGCACAACCTCTGGGAACAAATTGACCATTCGAGCGTCCGCAGCATTGACGCTGCGAGCCACGTAGCTTGAGCCAAGAATTGGCGTTTTCATCAATAGTTCCCGGCGTACACGTTGAACCGCTGACGAGTGGCAACCAGAGAATACGGCAAGCTCATAATGTCATCAGGATTGTTGACGCGCTTGAGGTTCCGTTTGGATGCCATAGCGATACGTTGAACCGTTGGGGATGGCTCAACCCCAAACTCTGGAGCCATTTCAGCCGCCAAGTTGTATTTCAAGGCTCGAAGGTAACCGGGCGGAAGATAAAGATTGGTCGCAAGGTTGGCCGGCTGGGAAATTTCCTGAACCGAAACAAAATGCCACTCTAGCGCCCGAGTTGGGCGCGGATAGATGGTCATGGTGATGTCTGGGAAGGTCATGTTCACAAACATCACTTGTGGATAAGTAGACGTGACGGTTTTAACCGCAATCCCGTTGTACTGCTGTTGATTGATCAACTTGACCCCAAACGAAACATTCGTTGTCGGGTCTCTAAAGTAGGTTGAATCATCAATCAACACAGGCCGATTGCCAACAAAGTCCCCCGTAGGGCCTAACGTGCGGGTGATGGTGTCGGTGGGCCAAGTAAAAACCTGATCCTGGGTGCTGTAAACCGAAAGACGCTCAATGCTCCACGAATCAATCATTTGATTCAAAGCGGAGAGAGCGTCTTGAGATACTTCAGCAGAAGGCGTTTCGCCCTCTGCAAGCATTCCGATCAGCCTGAGTGCTGAATTGATGAGGTCACCGGCGGTTGCCATGCTTCGTGTTCCTTCCTGGGAGGTCTACCACGGCGTTTGATCTCCAAGGCGTTTGCCGGAGCCGCATCATCTGAGGGTTGCGTTTTTGGATTATATCGCACCCATCCGTTTTGCTCGTCGTATTCGGCCTCTAGTTCCATTGTGGCAATTTTTGTCCCATGCCGGGGGTGTTTTAGATAGATGTTCACTTGATCCCAACTCCCATCAAGTTATTGAACATCATGCGTTTTGTGTGAACTTCGCTAAAGATGCTCAGGCTATCAGCCAAAGTTTTGGATACAAAACCGCAATGATGAGCCATGTAAGGATTGTCCTCAATCATAGACCGCATTCCATACATGAGATCCAAGCCAGTGATAGGGCCTGCTGGAGATACGTACAGAACTTCCTCTGTAGCTTCCGCGTCTTCAAGATCTGGCACGATGATGATTGCCTTGCCGCCAGTCTTTAGCACTCGGTGAAATTCAGCAATGACTTTGTGAACTTCGTGCGGATAGACATGCTCAAGAACATGGCTGCAATACACCATGTCAAACTCGCCAATATCGCCCAAGTCTGTGACACTGGCAACAATATCCGGCTCACACCCTGGGTTGGCGTCAAGGCGGACTTCTTGACAGGAGGGAAACCACTCTGGGAGTGGTTCCCGTCCACATCCGGCGTGTAGCACGCGGATCAAGCCGAACCCTTCCACAGGCCCAGAGCTGAAAGCGTGTTCATGATTTCTTGAACAGCCGCCAACTGAGTAGCGCCAAACGATGCCGAAGTGGCAAGGTTAGACGTAGCTTGCACGCTGGAAGCACGCTGAGTAACAGGCGTTTTGCCGTAGAAGCCAACAGTACCGTCAGACTTGCCGATAACAGCTCCGTCCAGTTGTTGGTCTTCGTAAGCAACGCCAATCGCTTTGGTATTAGGCATTTCTTATCCCTCGTAAAGGTCACCACCGGGCTGACGCCTCAGGAAATTGTGGAAATTTCCTTTGTACTCTTGCTCAGTAGTGTGATGTGATATGTCTAGGTCAGGAATCAATACGATCTCGCCGCCGCATTCCCGCCAGTTGCGGCAGAACGCATAGTCTTCACCGTACCAAGTTCCTTTGTGAGCGCCATGATTGAACAGATCCACATAGGGATGATATTTCTCCCCGTAGATCAATTCAGGGTAGGCGGTCATGAACTTATTGACCGCCTCCTTCGTCACCTTCAAAAACCCCGCTGGGGCTGAATGCGCCAACAGGTTGCCATCGGCTCTGACCAAGGGGGTGCCATCCGTGTTAGATAGCACCGCCCCCATGTATTCCTCTTGGTCCTTCTTAAACCGATAGGTTCCGCAGACAACATCGCCCTTGGTTTCAATCAGTGTCAAAAGGTCTTGAGGCTTCCATGAAACATCATGGTCAATGAACACAATGACATCTGCCTTAGCATCCAAAGCCTTCCTAAGCATGGTTGACCGAGCGTGTGAAATGTACGGACAACCAATTTCAGAAACCATTCCCTCCTCCCATCCCGCCGATTGAATCAACGGAATAGAAGCAGCAAGGCTATCAAGCGTCGCCTGATAGGGCTTTTTTAACGTCGGGATGCAGAAGATGACTTTCATGCGCTATTAGGCCGTAGCCCAAACACCCAGGCCAATCAGCGTGTTTTGAATTTCTTGCAGAGCAGCCAGTTGGGTTGCGCCGAAAGAAGCCGAGGTGGCCAGGGCCGAGGTGGCGTGAACAGCAGAGCTGTAAGCACGTTGAACCACGGGGGTCTTGCCATAGAAGCCGACTTTGGACGTTGCAGCATCGCCAAAAGTCACGCCGCCAGTGCCAAAGCCCAGAGCAACAGATTGACCAGACGCGCCCACATTCAGGGTTTCATTGACGTTGCCATCACCGGCTTGATAGCCATCACCAACTTTAGGAAGTGCCATTTCAAATTCCTTTCAAATATTTAAGGAGGGAGCCGAAGCTCCCTAGGTTCATCAGCCCCAGATACGGCAAGCCATTTGCGGACGAATCACGCTGTAACCATACAGC